GACTTTACCGCCTTGTTCGTTCTTGTGTTGTATGTCTGCAATGGTGGCAAGTCGGTGGCAATGCCACCACTGAACCATCTGTTATACTAATTCGTTGACCCTTTTCTGTACAGCTGTAGGACTGTAACCTGCTGCTTTCAGGCGGTCAATTCGTTCTTGACCATTACCCCACTTACCAAGAATAACTTCTTTTGCGATAGCGGTCAAGTCTGTTGCAGCATTTCCTTTTAAGATCGCATTAACTGCATTCTGTACTTCCTGATAGTTGTAACCTGCTGCTTCAAGTTTTTTCTGACGGTCAGGGTTATTTCCCCACTGACCATTGATAACTTCTTTTGCAACGTCCTGTACAGATTTTGAAGGTGTCGGTGTACTTCCATTTACCAGTGCATTTACAGCGTCCTGAACTTCCTGATAATCATACCCGGCTTTTTCCAGTGCTTCCTTTCTTTCCGGGTTGTTACCCCATTCACCTGCATATACTTCTTTGGCTACTTCCTGAACTGATTTCTTACCGGAAGGTTGCGGTGTAACAGAACCACCTGCTGCATAATGCGGTGTGATGAATCCTCTGATGCATTTACCGTTCACAGCAATATCACGATAACCAATAGTGTTTGACTTGTTACCTTCAATGACTCTGATCGTAGAACCATCACATGATACTACGATACCCACATGATCACTCCAACCTGTACAATCTCCAACACCGTTATCATCCCAGTCATACAGGATAACGTCACCAACGTCAGGTACATAAGCATCATTTTCAACCCAAATACCTGCACTGATTGCAAGGTTAATCATGTTTTCACAAGAGCATTCAACACAAGGGAAAATGTTGGAAAGACCAACTGCAATGAATGCTGCTGATACAGATGTCGCACACCAAGCATCATTGACTGTCATTTTATATCTTGTACAAAGTCCTGAATCATTGAATACTTTCAGAATTGCTTTGTGCTGTTCACTACCTTCTGCAATACCTTTATACTGTACAAGCCAGTTTCCCGGCTTCTGTCTGTCACCCATATTATCACCCTTTTCATTGTCATACTTTGTAAGTTCGTACTGTTCAACCAAGTTCATGTTATTCTGAACGTATGCTGAACTTGTCGCATAACCATCTACCTTGATTGTTTCAAGATACGTCTTAGGGTCTGTGATTCCCTTAAGATTCTGATACCGGGACAACTGTATAAATTCAAAGTAACCTTTAACCCCTTCTTCCATTGAATCAAAGACCCTGAAATTATCAGCAATCGTTGTCAATACTCCCGGTTCATATTCTTCCTGTGTGTTCATGTTCACACTCTTACCAGTCCACTTTGTACCGCACTTAAGACCAAAATAGTTGTGATAGGTGGCAGCAAGTTTTGACTTGCCCCACCCACTCTCTAAGATTGCCTGTGCAATGATTGGACTGTGTACGCATATACCAAAAATTGCAGCGTACTTTTTAACGTACACTGCAATCTGATCAATAAATTCCTGATTTGTCATAGCTGATTACCTCTTATTTCTTTGGTTCTGTATAAGTAAGTGCCTGATCACTGTCAGTAATACCCTTGGTTGTTGGGTCTGTTACAACACCAAGAATCACAAGAACTGCAAATACTGCATTAACCACATCAAGCAGTTTGTTACCAAGATCACCAAGATCAAGGGTATAACCAAACACTGCTGCAACAACCTGAATCAACAGAAGTACAGCAGGAATCAGTGCAACCCAAAACGCTTTGTTTTTAATTCTTACAATCCAGTTAATATTCTTCATGTTTTATACCTCTTTCTTTTTCAAATGTAATTCTTCAATTTCATGCATCATTTTTGTGATCATCCCATTACCACCTAAAGCGTGGTAAGCATCATACATTTCCATAAAATTTTCATAAGCGTATGATGGAATGTCACCTAATCGCATATACTTATCGTGATATTCAATAAGTTGAACCCTAAGTAAAAGCATTGTACCTTTACTGTTTGCGTCCCTGTCTTTCTTCTGATTTTTCAGCAACCAAACCACATACCCCATAAGAGCAGTGACAATGATTGGTAAAACAATCGTATACGTTGAATAAATAAATTGTTCCAATGGTCTGTTGTCCTTTCTGTACGCAAAAACAACCGCTTCTGACGTTATATAATCATCATATGGCGGTTGTTTTCGTGTATGTGATAATTTCCTTGTCTGTTGATTATTCTGCTAATTCAGGACAATCAAGATCAACCAAAACTTCCTTTACTTTGTCCTTGATACGATCAGGAACATCAGCAAATGTTTTCTTACCCTTAATGATCAGGGTTGCATAGATAATTGCCATAGTCTGCACATCCTTTCTGAATAGAATTTTTATGATCAACTGACGTATCATCAGTTATCACCCTCTAAAATAGCCTTGACAGCTTCTTTCAGTCTGTCCGGTACATCGTCCAGTGTTTTAACACCTTTAATGATTAGTGATGCATAAATCTTTGCCATACTTCACACCTTCTTTCTTATCCCATCATTTCATAGATTTCACACATAGCAATCTGTGCCTGTGTAATTTCATTTTCAAGATCAGCATTCTTTTCTGCCTGAATTTTAATGTATTCGTCCTTGTCATACTCGATAAGGTCAAATTCATATCCGGTAAATCCCGGCTGTCCGTCAGTTTCATCTTCGTTCACTTCTGTGATATTGGAACTGACAAATACTTTTGTTTCTGTCAGTTCCAGTTCTTCCGGTCTGACAGTGCTTTTCTGTTTTCCATAATCAATCATGCTGCATTCAATCCTTTCTTTGTGTTTGGTTTTATGTTGCGTATATAATAATCATCCGCATAAGGTAACAGCGGTACAACATACTTTTGATATAGCCGGAAAGTATCAGCATATTTCAACCAACCTTTGTAAGAATTGATTGAACACCACTCTGAATAGTTCATCATGTTCCCGGCTTCTACTTTGTTCCTGATAGCGGTCATTTTCTTTTCCATTTCCAAACAGGTGCTTTTTCTAAGTAATGTATACTTGTAAAATGTTCTGTACCCTAAGAAGTCAACACCTCTTATGTAAGATGGGAACACCTGCCAGTTTCCTTTTATATTCAATTTCAGTTCATTCCTGAAATAAATATCAATCTCTTTCTTCAAGGCAATCAGTTCTTCTTTCGTCTTGCCAAAAATAACTATATCGTCCATATAACGGAAGTAGTATTTAACGTGCTTCTGTTCTTTTATCCAGTGATCAAAACTTGAAAAATAATAGTTGCCTGAATACTGTGATAAGTAATTTCCTATCGGTATACCAGTTTCATGGTCAATATCTTCTTCCAACAGATAGATTGCTGATAAGTCCTCGATCTCTGCTGTTTCAATGCTGTCAATGATTTCATTCAATAACCACAATAGTTCATTATCATTGAACATTCTTGAATACTTCTCTTTCAGAAGATCGTGGTTGATTGACTGATAATAATGTCTTGCGTCCAGTTTTAAACAATACTTGCATTCTTCCGGGTCATTCCACATTGCTGTTTGCAATTTTGTCAGACCCTTGTGTATACCTCTGTTTGGTATTGCTGAATAGGTATCAGCGGTTAAGTTATTGATGATACAGGGTTCAATAACCTGTAAGATAGCCCACTGACAAATTCTGTCAGGGAAATAAGGCAGTTTGTAAATCTTCCTTAACTTCTTACCGTCTTGTTTATAAAACACCTCATAATCAGATGTTTTGTAAGTGTGGTTGATAAGCATTTCCTGAATCTGTTTCAGGTACTTGTCAGGTTCTTTGTCAATCTCCTGAACTTCTCTGTACCAACCTTTTCCTTTCTTTGCGTGTTGGTGTGCTTTTCTTAAATTTTCAAGGTCATAAATCTTTTCATATAAGTGATCATAGCGTTTCATTCCTTGGTATTTGCATTGTCCGAATTTCAGTCGGCATTACTGCCCGGTAAATACGGTTGACCTTTCCTTATTGTTCGTAAGTAAGACGGTATTCCCGGTTGGGTTGTCTGCACCGTCTATTTTTCTTTTTTGCCTAGTGGCATGGTTGAAAGAACTATACAGTTTATAGAAATAGCCGGATGTTTCCACCCGGCTATGTTTTGCAATTATTAAGTGACCCCCGATATTCCGATTACGATTACCAACACTGCTATACAGATACCAATAGAAACTGCCTGCATTACTGCCATTATTCCAATTACTGCCTAATTGAGTGATTTTTTTTAATGGTTTCCGCTACAGGTAAATAACGAAAATATCAGAAGTTCTTTCAACCTAATGAATCAAGTTTACAAGTTACATTTTAAGCTGCCATTTTCTGCTTCCATGCTTCGATTGCAGCGGTATAAGTAGCAGAATCACGTGTTGGAATATATACCAAGCGACCCCCGAAATGCCGACCACGATTACCAACACCGCCATACAGATACCAAGAGAAACCGCCCGCACTACCGCCATAATCCCAATTACCGCCTAATTGAGTGATACGGTAACCGTTCAAGTTGACAGTGATATATGTGTAATCACCAACAGGTAATGAACTGTTACCAAGGCATTCTGACGCAATAAATAACCAGTCGCAAGCTGTTGAATACCCCATTGCTGAAATATAACCGTTTGCGTTTGTTACTGTGAATCCGGCAGGTTCATAGTTTCCACTGTTCTTTGATTCTGCAAAACTGAAATCAGAACAAATATAAGGCTGACCACCGCCCATTTTTCCATTGCCCCAAATATTGATACCATAGACAAATTTCCAAATGTTGCCCCAAAAGTTTTCTTTACCTCTCCAACATACAGAAGTCTTACCGTCAACCGTGTACTCTTTAGCAACACCACCCTCATAAGTGGTTGTTTTCTCTGCCCTACCTGTACCATTTCCAAGGCTTGCTGTACTTCCGGTTGCAGCTGCATATGAACTTGTTGTGTCACTTCCTGTAGTCCAAGGTAAGGAAACAACACCCTGTGCAATAGCGGTCTGTAAGTTCATCATACCCATTTCAATGATCATAAGCATCTGTTCAGCAGATACCTGTTTAATCAGATCACCATGCCAGTTTGTTCCACGATTCTGTGCCATTGCTTCAATATTCGGTCTTGTAAGGTTCTGTGAAGAACCGGATGCAGGTCTTGCACCTGCGATTGATGAAAACTTATCTTCACCAGTGTTCATAACCTGTTCATCATTCAACAGATATGCACTTGCTGATGCATCGTAAATACTACCTTCGTAAGCACTTGTAAGGAAGTAATCAATTTCATTTCCTGATGCATCGTAGAATGCCGGGTGAAGTCTGAAACCTGCACGTGGCTTTTCTGACACATAATAGTTTGCCTTTCTTAAGTGGTAACCAATGCCTGTATCAATAGGGTCATACTCTACAGGACACACCAAATAATAGAACTTTGGCTGATATACCATTACCTGCCCCATTGAACCATCTTCTTTGTAATCTGCATCACCGTACCATGCTACTATAGAACCATCATCAGCAACATTACAGCGTTTACGACCACCAAACATTGTGAACTTGTCAAAATCAGAACCTTTTGTAAGGTTGGCTGCTCCGGCAAGTCTTTTGAATGTTTTATTTTTGTAATCGACCTGAATACCAACAATATCATCAGCAGTGATACCCAAATAGGCACGAATATCTGCCACACCTGAAAGAATTTCTTGACTGTTGAAGTTTTCACTTTTCAGTTCATCAATATTACTTGCAGCACTTGCGTTTTCCGCACTTAGTGACTGTAATACATTATTAGCTGTTGCAACAGATGCATCAAGGTTTGACTTTGCGGTATTGGCTGTACTTATGACATTAGACAATGAAGTTTTAACTGAACTTGCACTGTTAATTACTTCCTGAAGCTGACTTTTTGCTACACTTGCATCAGAAATTGCAGAATCAAGATTTTTCTTTGATGTTACCGCTGTAGCGTTGGAACTATCCAACTGACCCTTAATCTGATTTGCATTATCAATTACACCCTGTAAATTACTCTGTGTGGTTGTTGCACTTGTAATTACTTTTTCAAGATTTGTCTTTGCTGCATTGGCATTGCTGATTGCTGTTTTTGCAGCATTAGTTGCTGCTTCAACATTACTTTTTGCGGTATTCGCTGTACTTGTTGCACTGGTCAGATTTGATTTTGCGGTATTGGCTGTATTCGTAGCGTTCTGCAAATTAGTTTTCGCTGTATTAGCTGCACTTGTAGCATTTTGCAAATTAGTTAATGCAGTACTTGCAGCATTAAGTTTCTGCTGTACTGTATCAACATCTTTATCAACCGCATCCTTTGCAGCAATTACTTCTTTTTTCAGATCAGCGTAAGAGTTATTATCATCATTTACTTTTTCAAGTGCATTGACAATAGACGATCTTACCTCTTCACCATATACTGCATTTAAAATCTGATCAATATAAGGCTGTATGTTTGCCATTATTCAGCACCTTCTTTCTTTTCTTCCTGTTCACTGTGTTCAGTCTGTTTCATTCTGTTCATATCAGAAACCAATTCAAGGTTTTTCTGTTTTCGGATTTCAGACAGAAGATCAGCAACGATACCTTCCAACAAATAAGCCGGAAGGTTTGACTGCTCAACGATCTGATTAAATGCATCCGTCATTGCACCTTTTGCGTTCTCCATCATAAGTGACAAAGGCATATTATTTTCATTCATGGTAATTACTCCCTTCTTTTCGGTAAAATAATAGGTTCACGCTCATAAGGTTCAGATTCCAAATATTTTTGACTTGGCATCTTTGCAATGAACGTCTTTTTTTCTAAATAAGTGTAAGGGTCTTTATAAATAGGTTTGCTGTATCGCATTCCCTCTTTTTCACATAATTCCTGTATAGCTTTAATGCAGTAGTATACAAGTTTATCTGTGTTAAGTTTCAAGTGTCCGTCAGATGCATCTTCTGAAATAAGTTCAGGTGCAAAACTTTGAATCTGCTGTGCAATGATTCCTATAGCCTGATGTTCACCGGACTGAATCCAGTCAAATTCCTTAAGGTCAATAGCGTTCACCACTTCCAAACCTCTGATTGCTGTGTCCTTGATATTAGTTTTCAATCGAACATCTGAATTATTGGTGTAACCCCAACCGTGTAAGTTTAGTGGACTGTAGAAATCAATACTTCTGTTGTTGTAAATCTGAAAAGATGTACCTGTGAATGTACAGCAAGTTGATGATGAACTACCAATGCTTACATCTTTATCAGACCATAGTTTAACACTTTTATCAGAATAATTATAAAATCCTGCACTTTCATTAAATCTCAAATACCCCCACACATAAGTGTTTGCACCTACGTGTAAGCCTTGTTTTTCTTTTCGGTTATTTGCGTAATATATGAGTTTTACATAATAGTTACTTCCGGGTGAATCCTGATAACCCCACCCCATATAGTCAGCACCGTTCTGTAAGTCGAACATCAGACCTCTGAAAGTTGAATCACCTGACCAACCGTTAGTACCGATTTTACCGATGGTTGCACCTTTATAGTAGTACCATGCACCTGTTGAGGTCATTGACATTAACAGTGTGTTACTGTTTTGTGTCGTACTCTCATAAATACGCATTTCACCATATTCAAATTGAATATATTTACTGATACTATTCCATGCAATTTTAACTGCATAAGAATTTTGCTGAATCTTGGTTGATAACTCTGAACTGTTCAGCTTCTTCTTAACTTCTGATTCAATCGAATCGGTCTTGACTTTAATCTGTGCTGACGTTGAATAATTTTTTAGTTTACCATCAACATACTGTTCAGCTGTTTCTTTGGCAGACAACAGTATAGAATCTTTAGTGTTTTTGATACTTGTTTCAACTTCACTTTTTGTATAGTACTTTTTCAACTCACCGTCAGTGTAATCTTCTGCATCTGATCTTGCTGATTCTTCTGCATCTGCTATTTCTTTTATAACCTGATTCCTGTAAGTAATATCAAGTTTTTCAGCAGATACCGAACCACCAACCAACCGTTCACCGACAATCTGACCGTCCATTGTGATGGCGGTCTTATATGTTCCGTTGTACCCTGTACCTGAATAACCAAGACCGTTCAGATTCCACCGCCAAACCTTCCGGGCAGTATTCACATCGTTAGTGTCCATGATTAACTGTTCGTTGGCTGTAGTAACCACATGACCATGTGTTGCTGCTGTAATCAGTGCTGTTGCCTGATCAACCGCCT